CAGTAATGTGAAAGAAGTTCACATTAAGGGTGGGGTTCCAGAGAAGAAGTTCAAGAGTTTCTTTAAGGACAAGAGTGTTAACCAAGGAATTGATAATTTATAAACTATGATTACTTATGATATTAAAACAGGTAAAATAAACAAAATACTTTATGGAGAAGAAACTTAATGCGGATATATTACGGATATACCAGAAGAGTCCTTTAGATTTCATACAGGACATGTGGCAGATATATCCTTTAAAGGAGGGGGAGAGGTTCCAGAAAGGTAAACATATTAGTAACGACCAGCTTGATATCTTAAAAGCTGTCGGATTAGCGATGGAAGGTAAAGCCAAGAGACGTATCTCTATAAGGAGCGGTCATGGTATCGGGAAAAGTACGACATGTAGTTGGTTAATATTGTGGTTCTTATTCAGTTTCTTTGAAAGCCAGATAAGTTGTACAGCCCCGAGTAGTGAGCAGATGTACGATGTGCTTTGGAAAGAGATAGCTAAATGGTTAGAGAAGATGCCAGACGAGATAAAAGCATGCTTTGAGTGGAGTTCAGGGTATATAAGGATAAAGCAAAGACCCAAGACTTGGTTTGCACGTGCCAGGACAGCTCGTAAGGAGTCCCCAGAGGCGTTTGCGGGAGTACATGCCGACCATGTATTCATGTTAGCGGACGAAGCCTCAGGTGTGGCCGATGAAATATACCAAGTTGCTGAGGGTTCTTTGACTGATGAGAATATCCTGGTTATCTTAATTAGTAATCCTACTAGATTGAACGGGTATTTTTACGATACTCACCATTCTGACAGGAATAACTGGCAGTGTTTACATTTTGATTCAGAGAATAGTCCTTTAGTTGACTCTAAGTACGTTAATCGTATTATTGAAAGGAGTGGAGAGGACTCAGACGAATTTAGGATTCGTGTTAAGGGAGAGTTCCCACGAGAGGACGCTATAGATGACGAAGGTTTCGTACCATTATTTATGCCAAAGGATATTAGGTCTACTTTAAATACAGGGTTAGTTGGTAATAGAAGAATGGGAGTTGACCCTGCTGCTAGTGGAGGAGATGAGACTGTATGGGTTATTAGAGACAAATTCAGGGCTTGGATAGTAGCACGAGAGAAGAAATCAACTGAATCGTCAATCATTGAAAAGACTATTACGTTAATGTTGCAGTATAAGTTAAAGCAGCATGACGTATTTATAGATAATTTCGGAGTTGGAGCTAATATATGTGCTGGTATCGGTAAATCTTCCAGACTATACCCCAGGGGGGTGAATGTAGGTGATAAGGCTGAGGACGAAGAGAGGTTTATCAATATGAGGGCTGAAGCTTATTTCAGAGTCCGTGAGTGGATTAGAGCTGGTGGTGAGTTCATAGACGACCCAGGCTGGGACGAGTTGTTATCTATTAAGTACAAGAGGAACCTTAAAGGGAAGATACAAATGATGAGTAAGGATAAGATGAGGAAGCTTGGTATCAAGAGCCCAAATTGTTCTGATGCGTTAATGCTTACATTAGTTGAACCAGACACTCATTACTACCAAGAGAAAGAGAAACAGATAGAAGAGAAGTTTGATAAATACGATTTGATATGAGATAATAAGACTATACATAAAAAATATACATTATGCAATCTTCTGACGCTACTAATAAACCCACAATAGAAGCACCAGATTATACAGATGTTGAAAAAGCTTTTTTTGGTATGATTACTGCTAATCTACAGCAAGCTTCTGATGACAGGGAGCAGAATCATACAGAGTTTGACGACAAGACGTATACAGAGAATTGGGAAGGTAACGCCAAAGCTGCTAATGCTTACATTAAGCCGAGAGTAAACGCAACTGACGTACGTATTACTTCAGGAACAACTCACGAGAAAGAGAATACTATCCTATCGTTTATATTGAATTACAATTTTGAAGCAGACGTAGAAGCTTATGACGACGAGGACAGAGAGGTTAAAGAGATTGGACAGAACATGGAAGACATGATTAGGAAGTCTCGTCAATTAGAGCGACCTGATTACGAAATGAAAAGAGCGTTGATATTACATGAACTGTTATCTCAAGGTACAGTTTTTGTAAGAGATACCTTTAAAGAGACTTCAATCCCACAAAGAGTAGTAGACTCTTTCGGCAAGAAGTTCTCTGAGATTAAGTGGTCTGACAGAATGGAGAAGATAGAAAAGCTTTGTTCAATGGAATATCTTACTGGTTTAAATGTTTATCTTGGAAACGTAAGAGAGTTCTTCCTTGAAGCACAACCGTTTGTAGGTATCCGTAAATTAATCCCTAGAAGTTTAGCTCAATCTATTTTTGGAGATTGGGAACGATGGAAGAACGTAGCGTTAACAAAACAAGACCTTATCCCTAGCTCACAAGATACTGATTCAACACCTTATAATTATTGGACATTAGTTGATACAGATAAAGACATGGTTGAAGTAGTTGAGTATTTTGACAAATGGAGTAATCAGTATATGATTCTTCTTAATGGGGTTATGATGTTCCCAGTACGTGAAGGGAAGAGAGGTCCAGAGACAATGCCATTGAGTTCTATCAATGGAGTTTCTGAATACCCTATTGCTAAAGGAGACATTGAACCAATCAGTGCAACATTCGCATATTCTAAATCTATACCTAATAAGACTAAAGTAGACCAGCAAGTATTTGATGAGATGATGAAATCTATTATATTAAAGACACGGCAGAGTTATGAGCCACCTATGGCTAATAATACTGGTAGAGCTTTGAGTAAGAAGATATTCGCTCCAGGTACAATACATCCTGACGTTAACCCAGAGAAGCTACAACCTATAGTAGACACAGGGGGTGTTACTAATGGACAGTTCGCTGCTACTAATTTTATTAAAAGTATTATAGATGAGAAGAGTGTCAGCCCTACATTTGAAGGGAATCCCTTATCTAAGCGACAAACAGCCTCAGAGATTAATAAGCTACAAGACCAATCTATTATTAGTCTAGGAGTGACAATCCTTGGGGTTGTGTTATTAGAGAAGAAGTTAGCTCAATTAAGATTGTATAACATATTGAAGAACTGGACTGACCCTATTGATACTAAATTGGTTACTACTAAAGACGGTATTAAGAAAGTTAATCAGTTTAGAGAGATTTCAGTTGATACACAGTTTGAAGACGGGACACAGGGAGAACGTGTTATCTCATTCACAGAAGATGACCTCCCTACTCCTACACAGATAAACGCTGAAGAAACTCTTTTAGAAGTAATTAACGGGAAGAAAATAAGAAAGACTTATATCAATCCGCATGTATTAAAGAGTGTTTATTACACTTGGTATATTGAGATAGTTCCTACCGAGAAAGAAACAGGTAACTTAAAAGCCGCAATGTTTGAAGAGTTCATGATGAAGTCTATCCAAATCTTTGCACCATTAGGAATGGTTCCTAATCTTGAGTACCTTGCTACAAGGTTCGCTGAATTGAATAAAGAAAACCCAGATAAAGTATGGTCACAGCCACAACAACCTCAGGCACCACAGCCTGGCGGACCAGAGCAGGATGTTACTAGAGGAGATGCTCTTGAACAGATGACCGCTGGGTCTAAGAAGCCAGCATTAGGTCAAATGGTAGGCGCAGATACATAAACCTTAACATAACCCACAATGTTAGAACGATTCGCAAAATGGTTGTACGTAAAGTACGGCAAGCCAGACTTGATTGCTCTTACAAGAGAGCAGTTAGGACTGTATACAGCTAAGGTAGACTTGACTGCTATGTCACCTGAGCAACTTTCTGTTATGGCTGTAGAAGCTAAAGAGATGCGTAATAGTGATATTTATAAGTTTGTTCAAAACCTTACACTACAAGGGTTAAGGGACCACATTATAGAACAGGCTACAGACCAGCAGTTAATATATGACAGACTCTCTATTAATGGAGTGTATCTTTTTGACGAGAACATTGAGTTAATAGAAAGTTATAAACCACAGAAGGTGGACTTTGATAAACATTCAATTTTTTAACATAAACCCACATGCCAATTTACACTGACGCTGAAGGGAATGAAGTGGAATTACCATTCACTCCTGAAGAAGCTACAGCCGCAAAGGAACGGATTGACGGACTCCCGTCAGACGAGGACCGTGAAGCAGCAGACAAAGAAACCGCTGAATTGAAAGCCAAGGCTGAGAAAGCTGACGAGGCAGAGAAACGTTATGACGAAGCCCTTACTAAGCTTAATAAGCTTGAGAAGAAAGATTTTGATTTTAATTCTTTCCGTAATAAGACACAGAAAGAGAAAGATTCTTTATTATCAACTTTTGATAAAAAAGAACGTGAGTGGATTCAAGTTGCTGATAGTAGTAAGTCAGAAATTGAAGAGCTTAAAGGAACAATGTTCCAAGAGTATACAGACGAAGCTCTTGATAAGTTAGTCGGTGGAGATGACGAGTTGCGTGCTGAGTTGCAGGAAGCAGCTAAACAGTTCGTAGGAGAGCCTAAGACTCGCAAGGAGGTATCAGAGCTTTACCATAATGCTTATATCATGGTTAAAGGAGCTAAGCCTTCTATCAACCCGTTAAACACTACAGGGTTCGGAGGAGATAGAACAACTACTGGAGGAAAAGCTAAAAGGTATACAGATACAGAAGCAGGTAAAAGTAATTACAGCAAATATTTCCCAGACAGTCCTAGTTCTAAAAAATAATTAATTAACCCACAATGTTATGGATAACCGAGCAGAGTTTGAAGCTCTTAAAACTAAGATGCAAGCTGCTAGAAGTGCAACTAATAACCGCCCAGGAGGGTATATGTCTTTATCTAAAGACGAGCAGAAGAGATACAGTGCTATTAAGAAAGAGCTAGAGTCTGAGGATAATAAGGTTGAAATCCCTAGAGTAGAAGACAAGAGCGACAAGATAGTCGTTTCTAAAAGCGAACTTGAAGCGTTGAAGAAACAAGTTTCTGAGATTAGTAAGCTACACGGGAAGACCCAAGAGCTTGAGTCTAAAGTAGGTGTTAACGAATGGAAAGAAGCTGCTACTTTAAGTGGAAAGACTAGAAGGACCTCTTTCAGGTTGTGGAGAGACAATTCAGACGAAGAATGGGGGTTAGTTATTGGGTTCAAGTTCCATGAGAATGTATGGGATGAAGATACCCGTAAGAATGACAAACCTATGTATAAGTGGACTATCCTTGCAGAGGACGGGTCTACTAAAGAAGTAGAGGTGGGATTGCTTGATATGGTAAGGGACGAGAACCGTGAGACGGTTGAAATCATAAAGAGTGATATAAGAGAACTCGTTATGGAGACAGGAGAATATGTCCGTGTCCCAGAAAAAGAACATGGATATGTAATGTCTGCTGGGAAAGGAGTCAACCAGAAGCTTGGGAGTACTAAGAAAGAGCTTATAGTCACAAAGAAAGATGGGACTTACACTCTTAGGCGAGCTAGTGGTCAAGAGTTCACTGTTAAAGCTATTAACTTAAATATGTAATATGACAGACGATAAAAAAGTGGAAGAAAAATCTTTCGCTGACCGTACTAAAGATAGTAGGATGGAAAAGACACATGAAGTTCTACCTGAACTTCTTGTCTTCATGTTAAAAGAAGATATAAATTATAGGGACTTCCATTACGTCATTACTAGAGCTAGAGAGATTGTTGGTGATTCCTTTGAAGGGGTTAACTTCAAGAGCGAAGGAGTTATACTGGCAAGGGAGGCTTTAATGAAAGCTACTCTTAATGAAATACGTGCTGGGGTTAAAGTATTGGATAAAGAAGTCAAAGACGAAACAGATGAGCGTGATATGCGCTGTGAGGCTTCTGCTCATAAGGTAGTTGAAATCATACTAAGTGATAAAGTTTTGCTGTCTGATGGCAAATACTTTAGGGACGCTATAGAGAATGACGATATGCTTTTACCGAGACTGGCTATTTCTGGCTACATAGACTCATTCTATGACGTTTTATTAACTTCATTAGGAGAGAGTGAACGTAAAGCAATGAAGATTTTATGGGGTACAGATTTAGAGAATGTTAAACTTTCTAAGCTAGAAAGTATATTAAAGGACAAATAGTTTTTGCAAACACTGCAATAAGCTGTTATAATGTTAGTAGAAAGAAAAACCCTCGCACGGACAGCGCTACGTCCACGACCTCTAGCGCTGTTTTTTGTGCGTTAGAAAAACTAAGCACGCAAGGGATTTCGTGCCCCTAACACCAACCTATTCAGCTAGTTGGAGCTGAAAAATCTTATTTCCTTAATCCTTATTATCATGGCTAAACCAGCCCAAGGACGTTGGACCAATCGTTATTACTCTAAAAAAACCACTACAGCTTATGCTAAGGGTGATTTAGTTTATACAGATGGTACTAACGTAATTCCAGCCGTTGCTACTACCGAAGACATTTTAGGAATCTGCGATGAAACAATCGCTGTTGGTAGTACATCCACAAAACGAATCAAAATTCTAGTACCAAGCGGTAAAAGTTGTACTGCTACTGTATTAGTAGGTACTGGTACTCCTACAGCCGCTTATGAAGGTCGTTTATGCGACCTTGATGACTCTGCTCCTACAACTTCAGTTGACGTATCTTCAGCTACTGAAAGTTGTGTTCGTATTGAGAAGTTTATCAGTGCTACAGAAGTAGAAGTTTCATTCATGGCTCAAAAACGTTAATTCTTAACCTATCCCAAATATGACTGCATACGGATATTCAGAAATTTCATTACTAAATTTTACCGAGTTCGCAGATACAACTGAAAGACGTTTCTACGAAGGCGCAGATTTAGTTAATGATTTAGCTGATGTTAAAAGTCTCTACATGGTAGAGAATGTACCAGCAAATACTGGTGACCGTCGTATCTACGACGAAATTGAAGGCGAAACTTACGCTAAGCTTAAAGGTGAAGGCGAAGACGCTGAAAAAACAGCTGTTATCAAAGGTTACTCTAAAACAATGATTAACAGACGTTTCGGATGTGAAATTGATATCACATACGAAGCTCGTTCTTACGGGAAGAATCAAGAGATTCTTAGAAAGCTTACTTCTTTGGCTACATTCGTACCGCAAAGAATGGCTTTAGACCTTACACATAGATTCTCATTCATGACCGCTACTTCTTATACAGATTTAGACGGTACTACTGTTGACACTGACATGGGTGATGATTTCGCATTAGTTTATTCAGCCCATACCCTAACAGGTTCAGGAGATGATTACTCTAATATTGCTACTGGTAATCCAGCTTTCTCACAAGGAGGGCTAGAAGTTGCTATGGGTGTAGCAAATACTCAAATGTTATCTAACTTTGGAGAACGTAGAGTATACAACTTCAACACTATCGTAACTGGGGACGACCCAGCTACAGTACGTGCAGTACGTGAATTACTTAATTCAACTGCTGACATTACACAAAACAATTCTGGAGTAGTTAATACTTACAAAGGAATGTTTAAACATGTTGTTCTACCTCGTTTAGCAACTACTGCTACTGGAGCGTACGATTCTACAAAAGCTAAATACTGGTTACTTGTGGCTAATGGAGAATGGGAAGGACATCTTGGAGTATGGGAAGCTGCTAACTTAAAGAAACCAGCTTCAGGAAACAACGGAGAAGACCTACACAACGATAACTGGACTTATGGTGCTCGTGGTGGATATGGTATCTGTGTAGTTTCTGGAAAAGGATTAGTTGGGTCTACAGGTGTTGGGGCTTAGTTTTTAAATCATTTCTAATTATTGAGGCAACATAAGAACCCTGGAGGTTGGAGGCAATAATATAGATATAACAAAATTATTATGAGTTATAATCAAAACTCTGGCTACGGCCAAGCTCTACTAAATATGGTCACCGCAGCGGTACCTGTATTCGGGAGAGTTCTTATCGTTATGAACTCCGCAAATACTGATGAGGAAAATTACACAAGAATGCAAGATGTGTTCCCACCAGATACAAACGGACAAGTACGATTTTTCACAAGTCTTGCATCTGCCTACAGTGCAGCTGAAAGCAATAACAATGATGTTATTTTATTAGATTCTAATAGTTCTCATTCTCTAACTTCAGTTTTAAATGTAACTAAGAATAGAGTTCATTTTATTGGAATGGACGGAGGAGGACGTATGAGTTCTCAAGGGGCTAAAATCCAAATTGCTACTGCGGTAGCTACAGATATTGCTGCTATAAATAACAGTGGTACTAGAAATACTTACCGTAATATCAAGTTTATCCAAGCTGGTACAGATACAGCCTGTACAAGTGCTTTCATTGATTCAGGTGAAGGAACTTTTGTTAAGAATTGTCAAATGGAAGTAAACACTATTCTTACAACAGTTAGTCAGGCTCTTTTATTCAAAGGAGATACTTGTCAATATGAGAACTGTCAATTTGGTAATTCTACTGTTACTCATAACGTAGATAACCAAGCTCCAGTTGTTATCCAGACTCCAGCAAGATATTCATACTTTATTGACTGTAGCTTCATTCAATATTCACTAAAGACTACTGCTTCTTGTATTGATTTACCAGATGCTAATAGTGTTATCGGATGGATTATCTTCAAAAATTGTTTCCTATTATCAGCAAGTAAAGGTAATGGTACTACTGCTGCTGGAACAATGGCTGAGGCAGTTACTTCAGTTGCTACTTCTGGATATTGTTATTTCCAGAACTGTTCTTCTGCATTCGCAACAGCGATGTGTGAAGCAGATGCGTCACTTTATAGTGACAAGGTAGCCCCAGCTGCAAGTGCAGGTGGTGGTATTTCAACAGCAGGTGCTTAATCTTTAACTAACTAGATGATGGCTAAGAAAGAAAAAAAGGTTGAGGAGATAGTTCCTGAAGAAATGGTTGAAGAAGTGGTTGTAGAACCAGTTGAAGAACCAGTCAAGGAAGCTAAAGCAGCTCCAAAGACCGAAACGATTACTGCTAAAGTTGGTGGCGTAGAACTTACTGGACTACCAGGGGTAGACGGCAAGGGAAGAGATACACTCATCACAGCTGAAGGAGTAACTTATCATGTTTAATCTCTATTGTAGGGAGAGGGGGCCAACTTCGGTTGGTCTTCCCCGATAGGGATTAGAAAAATTATATTTTTAATCCAAATAATATGGCAGACTTATTAAGAGGGCAATCAGACATGAGTCCTCAGACACCATTGCCAGTAAGAAGAATGGACGACGCTTCTACTATTAACACAGCTACAGATGAGACAGTAACTTGGTTCTTTGTTGATACTGGAGTATGGGCCTCAGCTACTGGTGAAGCAGCAGGGACAATTATCACTGCTGACTTACTTTATGACGCTTTTACTAATAGTATGGGAACTGCTGGAGGGCATTCTCAGGATACTTCATTATCATTAGGTGCAGCTACAAGACTAGACGCATTAATAGACGTACCAGAATTAGTATTCACAGAAATGACATTTATGAGTCCTGCTGACCAAGCGGTTCATATCGCTAAATGGCTAGTAACTAACGGACAATACGCAGTAGACCATGGCAGAGGGCAAATCTGGGGAATGCCTAAAGATACTGTTGCTGATGATACAGCTACTTATAAATACAGAACTCCGCTATCAGGTGGGGGGACTGGAGACAAAGTAGATTTAATTAAAGTCGGAGGAACTTCTACAGTAAGTGGAGGAGTAGCAGGTTCACTAGGAGTAGGAGGTACTACAGCAGATGGTGCTGTTGATGCTGGTAATCCAGTAGGTATAGGTGGCTTAGCTTTAGCAGCTCAAAGAGCAGCTGTAGCTGCAGCTGGTAGAGTAAAAGCAGTCTTCAACTTATTCGGTGAAATAGTTATTGCAGGATATACTTGGGCAACTAACTCAATTAGAACAGAAGAGATTGATCCACTAGACCAGAAATATCTTGATGTAAATTTGGCAGACACTACTAACGTTAGTGCAGCTACTCATTACTACCCTGCTTCAACTGGAGCGACAATGGACGGTTATAAAGACCAATCAATGACTGGTAAATTTATAGATGCTGATGGGACATTAACTCTTACATTAGAAGTTTCTAACGATGAAGACCCAGCAACTGCTGATTGGAACGGAGCTTACTTCTATGACGATGAGTTAAATTCTACAGTATCTAGCAAAACAGTTACTAATGGTACTGAGTTATTCTCTCTATCTGTGAACAATAACAACTTTAGGTTGTATAGATGGGTAGTTATAGCTTCAGGAGCGACTAATACTGTTATTTTGAAAGAGAGAAAGAAGGCTCTTTAATAACTAATTAATAATTTAACTTAAATCAAAATGATTATCCCAGAAGGACAAGAAGCATTAAAGGCTTCAGCACCATTAGAGGTTTCTAAAGCTAAAGACACAGCAATGGTGAAGAAAGCTAAAGAGCTTTTAACTAAACCTATGGGGGCACAAGAATTGATGTCTCTATTAGAACAATACTATGTATTTCAAAAGAACGAACATTATACTTCAGCTCAACTGAAAGCAATCGTTATGAAAGTAGAAAGCGATTTAAAACCAGTTGTAGAGGTAGAAGAGATAGAGATGCCACAAGTAATTAAATAACCAAGGAATTATGTTACAACCATATTCAGAAAATTTCAGAAAGATAAGGGTAAATGATGATGACGGTACTTATGCGGCAGACTTTCCTCTCGCCAAATTATATTCAAATGCAGGAGACAGTGGAGGCAGTGCAACATCTTATATCGGAATCGCTGCTGAAGCCTCAGCAATAGATGAAGATAATCATGGTGTAGGGGTATTAGCTAGCGCTACAGCAGATGGTGATAAATTCGGGTTTGGGATTAGTTCTACAGCCTTAGTAAAAGCCACAGGAGATACAGGTGATGCTAGAGCTATACAGGCCAATGCAGTCGCCACTCATGCAGGCGGTGCTAATTATGGTATATATTCTAGAGCTGCGAATGGAGCTACTAATTACTCATTCTACGGGAAAGAGGGTGATATATATAACGAAGGTAGGACATTAGGTATGCAGGGGACAGATATTGCTAGTGGTACTAATATATCTTTACCTAGTGATGGTAATGTATTTGAACTAACTGGTACTACTAAAGTAGATTTAATATCTAATTTAGGATGGAACAATGGTTCTGAAATAACATTAATCGCTAACGAAAGTGTAGCTATAGACCATGGTACTGCCACTTCAACTACTAATATCACTATAAAATTATTAGCAGCATGTGATTATAGTATGACTGCTGGCGATACTTTAAAACTTGTTCTTTCTACAACAACAGCAGATGGTCAAGCTTGGAGAGAAGTATCCAGATCAGTCAATTAACAATTTAATAATATGTCAAGATTAACAGCTCAAAGTACTCCAGCCGAGAGGCGAGTAGGAGCAATGTTCGCAGAAAATTGGGAAAGCATAGCCTTCGTTGAAGATAATGGTGGGACAATAGGGACTACTTGTACAGTGGCTAATGGTCTCCTAACTTCTATTGGTAATACTTCTACAGATTATGCAGAACAAAATTTCATGGATTTAATAAATAATGGAGGTTCTGTTAAAATTGAAAAGTTCTGTTATACAGGTGCTAGTGCTGCATTCCTAAGATTTTTTGAATGGAACTTAGATGGTGATAATGCTTTTGTAATAGCTATAAGACCTAGTGATGGAGAATTAAGATGTGCTTTTAAGAAAGGAGGAGTTACTACTTATTCAAGTGTAGCGACAGGAGTGTTTGTAGCAGATACAGAATATGAAATAATCTTTGCACCTACTGGTGGTTCAGAGTCAGTCGGTGTACCTTTTCCAACATATGTTAATGGGGTTGCTAGTCAAGACGGTGTTCTAGGAGTAGGGCTAGGTACAGCAAATAGTAAGCTCTATGTATCAAGGCATCTTGTTGGGAGTATCGGGCCTATAACAGTATCTCAAGGTACAGCAATGACAGCCCAAACCGCATTAGATTCTTATAACAACGCTACTTACAATTATCCAAATGAGTCTGTAACGTATTTGAAATTAGATATGGAAAGCCACGACCCTACTAATGTAAGAACATTAGATGTTAGTGGTAATGCGAATCACGCTACATTCGGAGATGGTTCTACTGCTACAACCTACCCTACTAAGCTCTCAAAGAGAGGATATAGCTTTGATGGTACTACTGATTACTTTGATGGGCTTCCTGCTCTTACAGGTTCATTTACGGTGTGTGTATTGGCTGATAATACTGTTACTCACTACAATACTGATACTGTTTATGAAACAATTAAAACAGCAGGAGCATTTACTGGTGATTTACAGACTCTTATTACATACGATTCAGTTATAACACCTATCCAAGAGGCTGACGAAGAGATTAGATTACTTGCATCAATTAACAAAGTTTAAATATGAATACACCTAGTTTTTTATCAGAGGCAGTAGTCTATCACGACTATAGACGGAGAGATGCTATTGATTTGAGTGGTAATAGTAATGATGGAACATTAACTGCTGCTACCTTTAATAGAGATGGAGTAGATTTACTTGATGATTCTTCAAAGATTACTGTAGCTGACAGTGCTGAACTAAGATTAGAGGAAATGACTTTGATTTGTTTTAATCATGGAGGGTTTAATCAAGAAGTTGATTATTTTCCTAGATTGATTGAAGGTAAAGGAATTGAGATATATCTTAGGAATGCAGACCAGATTAATATAAACTCAGTAAATACTACAACAAACGCTACTGGTAAGAAGTGTATTGGTATCTATATGAAAGATGGAGAAACTGCTGACTTTTATTTTGATGGTCTTTATTCAATTTCATCAGGGGCAGTAGCAATAACAGCTACTTCTGACCCATTGAAGATTGGTAATATCACAAGTGCTAGACAATTAAGAGAAGGATTTTCAGCTATGCTTATGTTCCCTAGAGAACTCACAGCAACAGAACACGCAGAGCTTTATGGATATTTAGAAAGCTTAAAGTTTCCTTCTAAGACTAATGCTAAGATTAAACAATCAGACCCTAATATAGTAGTAGATGGTAATATGGAAGCTGTAGGAACTACTGCTTGGACAGCAGGTAATGATGCTACTCTTTTAAAGTTAGCTACAACATCACCAGACGGAGAACAGTATCTTATTATTAGAAATTCTGGCACTCCTAATGCTCAGGCAAATCAAGATGTGCTTACAACTGGTAATACATATAGAGTATCTGGATGGGGAAGAGGTGACTTAGCAGCTGTCCCTAGGATAAGTTCAGGCGGTTCAACATTCCACTGGACTGGTACTAACTCTAGTTCTTGGCAGTATTTTGATGTTGAGTTTAAGGCTGAGAGTGCGACCTTCTCATTAGAAGGATTCACTGGTACTAATACTAAACTTGTAGGCTTTGATAGTATCAAGGTAGCAGAGGTAGGTAAGACTTACCTAGAATCATGGAAAACAGACTGGGCTGCTAATGTAAGTGATGCAAATGTAACAAGTGGGTTCTTAGAGAACACACCGTTTACCGTAGCCAGTGGTGCATTTAAGATTGTTAGTGATACACATAACGGTTCAGATATTAAAGCTATTGAATGTATTACTGCTGGTGTGGTTTACATGAAGGCTAGTGATTTTGGTCAAACTTCAACTGAAGCTATAGCAGGTGAGTATTCTATATATATTAGAAAGACTGAAGCTTCAAACATAACTATTGGATTAATGTTTCAAAATCCAACATTAGATTATAATGCTGCTGGTCAAAATGGATATGGATTTAGAATAACAAGTGGTGAAAGATATGTTTATTTCAAAACTGTAGATGGTAGTGCTTCTAATTTGACACAAGGTAATCCACCTACAAGTGGGTTTTTACCAAATGTTTATCAATGTGTACAGATAAAAAGAACGACTGCTGGTGTTGCTTTTTCTTATCTTGAAGGTGAATTGATTACTGATATAGAGGCTGGTGCTAATCCAACCGCAGCTGATACAACATTTACTACTTGTGAATATATGCAATTCGCTTTAAATGCAGGAGATAAAATATCCTTATCAGGTATTTCAGGTAACCGTTCATTCACTAAAAAATTAATCTAATCCCGCATGTCAGAAAAAGTAATCATTGAAAAACTAGAAGGGTTAAAAGAATTGTTTAATGAAAAATTTAAACAAAACAAGGACCAGCATGACGCTATAACAGAAGAACTAAATAAGAAAGCTAGTAAATGGACAGAGAAGGTTTTAGGGATAGGAATGTTAGGTTGTTTTAGTTGGGTAGTCGGTCAACTACTAGCATTGATACCACAAGTAGAAGCATTTTTTAATTAATATAATATGAGTACAGCTTTGACACTTCAAATACCTAATATACTTGAAGTAAACAAATCAGTAATTAGGATATCTCACCCAGATATAACTGGTAATACCAGAACAACATTAGCTGCACAAATTGCAGCAGCAGGGACAGCTATGTCTGTGCTTGATAATAATGGGTTTACTGATAATGATTGGTTTATTATAGGAGAACCAGGAGATTCAGAGACAGAAGAGAACGACGTGAATGGAGCGGTTACTAGAGGTCAAAGCGTAACAGTAACTAATACTCTTAAATTCGCACATGAATTAGACGCACCTGTTACAAAGATAAACGAACGAAAGATTACTATTTATGGTTCTGCCACAGACGGAGGAGCTTTAGTTGCTATCGTGGCTACTGGTGCTGCTGTTGATATTGATTGGAATAATGAGTTCACTGAATATGTGTTAGCGACTGGGGGGACTGAATACGCTTATTACGTAGCCAAGTTCTATGACGGGGTAGTAGAGAGCGACGCTAGTGACTATATCCTAGCTTCAGGGCTAGGTTCTAATTCAGTAGAATACTTCATACAACAATCTTTAGCATTAACCAATGCGGTGATTGATAGCAATACTCTTACAAGAGAGTTAATGGTTAAATGGGCTAACGATGCACAGACAGCTATTTCTCAATATATTTATCAAGACCCTCAATCTGGGAAGTTTATCCAGACTGACTGGGACTTTGAATTAGCAACTACAGACGACGACGATTTAGTTGTTGTTGAAAATGTTAACGAATATTCAATTACTGGTTTAAATTTCAAATACCCTGCTTCAGATAAAGGAGTGATAAGTGTGAGGATGGGAGATGAAGCATTATTAGCAAGAATTAGTTATGAAGAGTACCAAGATATGATGACAGGTAAAACCAAGACTACTAACACAGTTGAGGCGACAGCAGGCGATACAACGCTTACTGTAGGCTCTAATGTGATATTTGATGACACAGGGACTTTATACTTTGGAGCTGACATAATTACCTATACTGGTAAATCTAGCACCACAGGCTTCACAGGCGTGCCTGCGAGTGGCGATGGGGCTATAACATCAACTCATGCTGTTGGAAGCGCTGTATGGCAAGGTATTTCTCCAGATAAACCAGAACAATATACCGTATACAACGGAACACTATATTTGGATAGACCTCCAAAAGAAAAGTATGAGGATTATCCTATTTATATTAAATACTTTGAAGATTTAACAGCATTGACTGACCCGACTGATACTACTGACGTTACATTCACAAATGTATTCCAGTATTATTTAGCTTCTAAGATTAGTGACAGACAAGGGAGTCCAGAAAAAGCTGCTTACTTTATGAAACAGTTTAACGATACTTTAGTTGCTAATGCTTTAAGAAACAAAGTACCAGTTGCAGACGAGATGGTATATTACACATATTCTATAGACCAATAATATGAAGATTTCATTAACTAATTTCCTTGGGGGAGTTAATTCAAATATCTCTCCGTTACTACAACCACCTAATTCACTACCCGTCGGGGCAGGGGTTAATGGTTCATACGAGCTTGGAGCTTTACGTAAAGATACAGGATATTTAATAGTCAGCACTACACTAGAGACAGGGAAATCTGTTTTAGGATTACATGATTCAAAGCAGACACCAGCTGTTCATAATATTTATGCAACTGTTAATGATTCAGGAGATAATGATACTCAGTTATTCTATAAGACACTGGCAGGAGCGTGGGATGAGATACCAGCAGCTGAAACTAACTGGGGAGGGAAAGCTGATATTAATACTGAGATGGAAACATTTATCGGATATGAATTTATTGTAGGGCATGGAGATACTGACGGATTCTTGCCACCAGGGAGTGTAACTAATATTACATTTTCACCTTCTGTGAATGTGACAAGTATGCCAGGAGCTAAATATATTAAGCGGTATAGGGATAGATTGTACATTGCTAATTGCGATATTTCAGGTACAGGTTATCCTTATAGAGTTTACTTTTCTAGTGTCCCAGTAGCAGGAGCTATTACATGGACAGTAGCTGACGATTTTCTTGACGTAGGATATGGTGAACAAATAATGGGGATGGGTTCTAATTGGGATAGGCTAGTGGTGTTTACAGAAGACCAAGCTTATTTCTATGACCAATCTTCATTCAAGCAGACTTGGGCAACAGGTTGTGCTAATCACCGTACAATTAAAAACTATGGCCCCTTTATGTTCTGGGCCGACTCTGACGGTCTGTGGGTTTCTGGCGGAGGACAGCCTGAGAATGTATCGGGGCCCGTAGTTGATTACATTCGTTCCGCAACTCCTTCTAATTTCTTCGGTGAGATAGTAGACGAAGAATACCACCTGTATGTCGGCTCAGTAACTGTTAAAGGTATTGGATATTCTAATTGTTCAGTAATATTCCATATACCAACTAATACATGGCGAGTGAGAGAAGCAGCAGATAATATGACTATATACGGGAGGATTAGAGGTACCAGTGGTAATTATTTATACATGGGAGCTACCGATGGTAATATTTACAGGAAGGGCAAATACACAGATGCTACTCTTTTAAATACTGACAACGGGGATGATATACATGCTAATGCTGAATTTGCCCCTATGTGGTTAGGAGACTTGTCTATTAAGAAAGCTATAGCTAAACTAACAGTTATCGCAGATAGAGCTTTAGGAGTTACAATAAACGCTCGTGTGATTGACCGTAATACAAGAGCCTTAACCCCTTATAAGAGCATCGGCAAACTTGAAAAATATATTAATACTTTTGATGTTAACGTAGATAGAGGGGTGTTCTTACAGTTAGCAATTTCAGAATATGGTTCTAATCCTTACTTCTCAATCCTCGGCCTTGAACTAGACATTGAAGCTGATTCAGAAATCCTTAAAGAACTTTAATATATGCCGTCAATTTCTAGTCTCGGATTTACTTTAAATAGAAGACCAATAACCCCTGTTAACGTGGTTCCTCTTCCTAATGTATCAACCGCATGGGCAGCACAAGGTGGAGAAACAGGAGGTACACAAGAAGAAATACCATTAAGTACAATCCCTCAGATTATCCCTAATAACAGTATTGATTACGATAAGTTAACAATCCAAACCCTTAATGTTAACCAGCATATCAAAGGAGGAGCTACGGGTTATGACGAAGGTGAAGGGTTTTGGTTAGGTAATGACGGAGATGATTATAAGTTCTTCCTCGGTGATTCAGCAGGAGATAAGATTACTTGGGATGGTTCTACTTTGAGTATTACTGGGTCATTGATTGCTGGTGATATACATATCCCAGACACAACTACTGACGATTCTTTCCATGTTAATTCTACAGGGAATATGTGGATAGGTTGTAATGTAGCTGATTATGCAAGTGCTGAAGAAAATGCTGAAGTATATTTCCATAATGACGGGACTGGTTTTTTAAAGACTACTTTACAGGTAGGAGAAAGCAGCACTGACTACTTAACAATAGACGGAGCTAATCAAAAGATAGTAACAAATGATTATGTTAGTGGGGTAGCAGGAGTAGGATGGAGTATTGATAGTAACTTAGCAGAGTTCGCTAATATATATGCTAGGGGTAAGATTTCTACAGCCGTATTCCAGAAGGATGTAATATCTTCTGTTGGTGGTAATTTAATTGTTTTAAATTC